GCCTTAAGCTTTATCGTGCTGCCACTGGCGTTTGATTATGAGTCAATTTACTAAGCTTCAGGAAATGCTAGGAGAGGCTCTTGAAAAAGAGCCAAGCAGCGCAGAAGTGGTGGAAGTGATTGACACAATGGCAGAATGGTTTGAACTATTGCTGGAAGATATGGGCATTGAGCCAGCTTCCATTCCATCGCTTCTCCGCTGGCAATATTTGCATAGCGAAAGCAATTGATCAAAAGGCTCCCGATGGAGCCTTTTCTTTTGCCCAAGTATGATCTCCAGGGATAGGCTCCATCCCCACAGACCACGTATCAAAATCATCTTCGTTGCGAGGATCATAAACTTCCTCACTCGGTGGAATATACACTTCTCCCCTACTAAGCCATCGTGCAAGACGCTCACGTTCCTGCTCAGAAGACAATTTCCTTTCCATGGAAAACCAACTAATCTTCTATAGCTTATCTAGACAAAAGAAAAGGGGGCCAAAGCCCCCGTCTCTTTACAGTCTCCGATACTTGAAAACAACTAGGGGAAAACTCCTCGCCTAGAAGGGCGGCGTGCCTCTCAGGAGAATGACTAGCTCCTTGGCGAAGCCATACAGCATCACCCACGCCACCGTCAAGTGTTCACCCTCACGGCCCGCCTTACGACAGGAGCAGCAATTAAGCCTCTAGAACCGACTGCTCACAAACTGTAACACATGCTGCTGCTCACGACGGCATGCTTGACAGGCATGGCACAATGGTAAGACCGTTGTCCGCGAGGGCGATGGGCCTCTCTAGCTCTTTTCACCATCTTGATGCTTTCACGATTTCTTCTTTCTCTGCTCCTTCTGGCTCCTACCATTCCTGCCCATGCCGCGTCAAGGCAATGCGGCGAAGCCTCGCATTATGGCATGGGAGATGGCTACCACGGCCAACGCACTGCTAGTGGCGTCAGGTTTGATGCTTACGGTTCCATTGCTGCTCATCCATGGCTTCCATTCGGCACACGCCTTCTCGTGACAAACCGTGACAATGGAAGGCAGACAGTGGTGACGGTCAATGATCGCGGCCCATACTACGGCGGGCGCATTCTTGATTTGTCCTACGGCAGCTTTTCAAGACTTGCTTCGCCCGGGCAGGGCACTGCTCGCATTTGCTTCTCTCGCTTGTGATGACCATGCTTCGTAACGTGGCTTCTTTCGCGCTGTTTTCCTGCGCTTTTGGCATTGGTGTTTTTGCCATTGTCGCGGCTCCTCAGGTAATGCCAAACCAAGCGGGCTTAACAGAATGCCTGAAGCTCCATCCGGAACGCTACTGCCGCATTGCTAACGGCTTCCACGTGGATCCTCTTGACAACGCAGTTCAGTAGCTCTATTGTCCCCATGGAAGCAAAAGGGCTCCAAAAGGAGCCTTTCCTTCCTTTACCAGCGATGGTTCCTCCAATGACTCAAACGCCTTTTCTCACGCGCTCTCAACGTGCTATTGCCCGCATGGTCAAAAATGCAGGCTATGAACTGACAAACTATTCTCAGAATGATCGTCTTGCTGCTCGCACTAAGCTTTTGGCCGTTGTTTCTAAAGCGCCTGATCATGCCCCAGCAAGCAAACCATACAAGCGCACAAAAGCTTATTTCCGCACGCTAGCTGACAGCATGGAAGATCACGTCTGGCGCTATTTGTAATGGCATTAAAGGACAATAGACGCGCATTGCTCGATCTTGTTAAAAAGCATGGTTTTATTCTTCATCGCAAGAATAAACACTATGTGTTTAAGCATTCTTCTGGCAAGACTCTTGTTTGCAGCACAAGCTGCACTGATTGGCGTGCGTTGAAGAATGTAGAGCGTGACATTAAGCGTCTGTTGTCCTCATGAAATTCTCCGTTGGCACCATTGTCGATTTGTATGACTTTGGCTTTAAACAATGGAGAGGAGAATACATTATTACAAAAGTTATTCCTGAAACTGGCTTATACAAAATCAAGAATACAAAAACAAATAGCCAGCAATTCGTCAAGGAAAAAGCCTTGCGAATAGGGCGTCTCAAGCCTTTCCGCATTGAAAGCCTTCAGTGAATGTTACAAAATGCAACAACGGGGCCGCCAGGCCCCTTTCTCATATATTGTTGTTTTGTTCGCGCCTCTCGCAACCATGACCACCATCCCTACTCTCCATCTCAACGGCACTTCTAAAACTGATCTCAGAGATGAATATGCTGCCGCCTACGATGCTCTCACCAAGGCCCTAGAGGCTTTTGCTTCTACCACTTGCAACGGACGAGATTTCTATCCGCAAGGCCCTGATGCTTACTACCAAGCTCGTGATGAGCGCTCAGAAGCTTTTGGCCACATTGAAGCAGCAAGGAAGTACGTGGGTGAAGTGCTGATGGGCATCTGCGATCAAATGTAAAGCTTTGTAACAGTCCCCGTTTAGGGGGCCTTTCTCCTGTATTGTTCTCTAGTCGTCAGGCAGCGATGCCTCCTCTCATGGACAAAACCACTCTCATCAAACAGTTCATCTTCAATGCTGGCAGCAGCATTGTCAGCGTGCAATTCATTAAGGCTGATGGCTCCGTTCGCAGTCTTCAGTTCAATCCTCGCGACAGCAAGGAAATTAAAGGCACCGGCACTGCCATCAAAAAGCCTTCTATTGTCCGTTGCCGCGATTTCTCCATTGCTCGTAGCGCAGGTGAAGGCGCCTGGCGCTCCTTTGATTGCGAGCGCGTGATCAGTGTTAAAGCAAACGGCCAGTCCATTTCCTTCTGAACAATGTTTCACAAAGTAATTGAAGGCTGGAGAACCAGCCCTTACCTGGCCAAGCTTGAAGCAGATCGCCAAGCGCAACACTCCGGCTATGGCGTCAGACAATTCCTCTGCGCTGATGGCTCCCAGAAATGGGAAGCTTACGGCTGGGAACGCATCACTGATCTGCAGCTTCACGATACTTCTTATGGCATCTTTGACCATAAATGGCAAGCTGAACAGTATTTCAACAACATCCTCTGATCATGCCTTTCTTCATTGCAACTGCCCTGCCCGAACTGCCTCCCATGGTTCAGCAAGAGCCAGCAAAGAATCGCCAGCAAGAAATCCTAGAGAAAATCATGCAGCAAGCTCCTGCTGCTGCTGAGCGCTCCTTTGGCGACTGCACGTACCAATGGGGACAATGGAAGCTAGCGAGTGATGGCGTGCGCACTACGATACGCTCCTGCAAAGGAGAATCCGCCCAAACTCCTTCCTACATCGCCGTGAGCTGCCCGCTCCTGCAGGTGAACACCACGGAAGCTGGTAAATGGAATGGCTGGCGTAGTCCCATTGCTAAAAGCGCAAAACCAGGCGAAGCCATGATGGTGGCCACGCTCTGCGCCAACGTCACGCAATAGGGCTTTGTAAAGCTTTGTAACAAGGGGGCTTCTGGCCCCTTTCTGCTGTATTGTTCCTTTGTTCTGAGGCGCGAGCCTCTCCTCAACGACCCTGACTTTTGCATTATTGAGCTGAATCATGATGAATCAAGAAATCAAACAACGCTGGATACAGGCTCTTCGCTCTGGGGAATACCAACAGGGTAGGGAAAATCTTTTCCATTGCGGTAAATTCTGTTGTTTAGGCGTGCTCACTGATCTCTACATCAAAGAGCATGGTCTTCAATGGAAGCAAGATTCTGGCGATCTGTGGAGCTTTGAAGAAGAAGGAGGAACTCTCCCCCGATCAGTGCAAGACTGGTCTGGCATCTTAGAGCCCAATCCTATGATTCTTGATGATTTTGCTACAGCTCATAATGATCGATACGCAGAAGATTTTACCACCATTGCTGATTACATTGAAAAAGACAAAGGACTTTGATCATGCCTTATTCTCTCATTGTTGATGATGAATGGGGCGTTCCATACGCCCTAAAGACTTTTGAAACCATTCAAGACGTGCATGATGAAATTAGGACGATGGACGAAGAATTAGACAATGTAGGCCCAGGAGCTGCTTATGCCATTCGCTGCATTATTGACCAGCTCAAAGAAATTGTCCACGAGGCTGAAGAAGAGCCTGAAACCATTCCTGATCGCCCTGCTTTTTGAACAATGCTGACTATTCTCACTTATCAGTATAACGGCCCGTATTTCCCTTCCACTAAAGGCCGCTACCAAGCGGCTCGCTTGAGAGACCTTCTATTCCACGTCAGGCAGGCGATGGAGGATAGGGAAGATACTATTGCCATCTTTGACCAGCAAGGCTCTTGTAGGGGCATCTGGCGCAGGGATGTTGAAGGACACATAGACAGCGCTGGTGATGCCATCGTTGATCATGAAGGCTATGAGCTGATGCGGCCTGATACCAAGGAGCAATGGTTATGGAAGAGGCTTCGGGAGCAAGTGAAATGATCCTCGTTGACTTCTTCTCTGAAGATTGTTGTAAAGGCACGGAACTAATTGAAGGTTGGTATTTTTATGCTGATGACAATGAAAGCTTGGTAGGAGGACCATTTACAAGCGAAGAAGCCGCCCTAAAGGCGGCTTTTGATGGTCATGGTTGGTAGGGAAAATAATTGCTAGCATGGCGAAACATCGCGAGACTGGCATCTCGTGACGTTTCTAACCACTACCAAAGAAGGAGTTTGGCCATGGCTGAATACAAGCATAGCAGCGTGCCTGTAGGGTT